CCTAAACAATTGATTCTAGCCATCCTATATTATAAATACCCAATAAGGAATAACAATGCCATTAATCGGACCGGGAATTATAATAGGTGAAGGAATAACACCTAAAGTAGGATTACTATTATGATAATAACTCCCGGTGGTGTTGTATTTGGTAATGGTGTGATACTAGCTGATCCTACGCCAGTAGCTTCAGGGCTAATAGTAAATGGATTATTGTTTAATCTTGACATGCAGAACTATGCATCGGGCACCACTTGGCCTGACAATAGCGGACTTGGTAACAACTTTGCTTTTTCTGGAACTCCAACAATAACCAACCCCAGTACCAGTACAGCTTATTTTACTTCGGGAAGTGTTTATGCCACTGCCGCTAGTGCTATATTTGGTGCGGTTGCTAACTATAGTAAAGGTATTGTGGTTCGCGGTAACGGGTCAAGTTTTGGCACAGGTAATTTGATTAGTAGTACAGGCGGAGAGGCATGGTATTTTAATGGCGGTAATGCATTGTATGGGGGTAACAACAATGGCGATGGTGTTAATACATCATATCAAAGCAGTGGCACAGAGGCTTACAATGTTTGGTATTATTTGAGCATGACATTTATTACCGGAACAGGATGGCAATTTTATGTAAATGGCACTCCGGTTACTACCTTTAGCGCATCAACAGTTGGGAAACTGGCCAGTACACCACAGATTGGTGCTTTCGCTAACAGTTACAATTTTACCGGTAGTATCGCAGTTGCACATGCCTATACTAGAGCATTGAGTGCTGCGGAACATCTTCAAAATGCCACCTATTATTTGACTAGATATAACGGATCAAGTCCTGCCTAAACCATTGATTTTGCCCAAAATATCGTATATAATAGTACGATGCTGAACTCGATTCTAGACACAGTCAATACATTACTGCCCGCAAAACGTAAAACAAATTCAACTAGCGGTTGGACAAGTTTTAACGCAGTCTGTTGTCATAACAGAGGCGAAACACAAGATACCCGTGGTAGGGGTGGTATTATTACGAATTCCAACGGTGCTATATCTTACTCGTGTTTTAACTGCAATTATACTGCAAACTATACTCCAGGTAGACATTTAAACTATAAGTTTCGCAAACTGTTGAGCTGGTTGGGCGCAGATGATACCACAGTAAAACGTTTAGTTATTGATGCTATACGTATCAAGGAACTTGTTGAGCCTGAAAAGGTTGAAGAAATCAAAGAAGAAATTACGTTCAAACCAAGACCATTGCCTGCGGAAGCACAGAGTTTTATGGCACTGGAAACGTTTTATCAATTGAAGGGTGATGCTGCAAGTGGAAGCCCTCCGCATCATGATCCTGTGTTGTATATGGCACAACGTGCAATAGATTTGCAAAAATATGAATGCTACTATACCACAGAACAACAGTATAACTTACACAAACGAGTTATAATTCCCTTTACTTGGCGAAACGAAATAATTGGATATAGTGCTAGAGCATTTGATGCACAAGTAAAGCCCAAATATTATTCTAGTTACGACCCCAATTATGTGTTTAACATAGATAAACAATTGCCAGATGCCAAGTTTGTGATTGTATGCGAAGGCCCGTTGGATGCTATGAGTATTGATGGGGTAGCTGTATTAAGCAATGAATGCAGTGAGCAACAAGCAGATATTATTGACAGTTTAGGACGTGAAGTCATTGTGGTTCCAGATTATGATCGAGCCGGAGTAAAGTTAATCAATGATGCATTGGAGTATGGATGGAGCGTTAGTTTTCCATTATGGTTTGGGACTTTTAAAGATATTAATGAAGCAGTCATAAAGTATGGAAAACTATTTGTGTTAAAAAGTATCATTGAAGCAAAAGAATCCAGTAAGTTAAAAATCGAACTAAAAAAGAAAAAATTAAATCATGGTTGACAATGCTAATGAACCACTATTTAAACTTCGTGGGCAAATATTTAATAAGTGGGGCAAGGATCAAACAGGCCTAGTATCCTACAGACTTAATCGTCAAGGATTTAGGAGTTTACAAGATTATGATTGGACTCCGGAATACGCCTTTTTTGGAGGTAGTTCAATATTTGGCATCGGAGTAGACGAAGATAAGACAACAGTATCGTATTTCCCCAACTCACAAAATTACGGAATTGCTGGTGACTATTTGAATAGGGATAGTATTATAAATCTAACAAACTTTTTAAATTCACCTATATATTCTAATAAAGTAAAAATAATTTTCTTCTGGGTTGATCGTATAGGGCAAGAGGATATACCTACGCTGGTACAGGAAACAGATAATCTAACATCTAATATTCTACACATAAGTCAAGGATTGAAACATCCCAAATTAATAAGCCTAATGATGCACATTGATCGCGATGTAAGTAACACACATCCGGGACCAAAAACTCATAAACTTTGGTCCGACACAATAAAGTTATTAATCAAATGAAGTCTAACCCCCATATCTGTGTGGCATTTAATAGCGGTAGTGGTGGAGATTTTTTAGTATCTGTACTAACACAAAATGCCATAAAAATAGACAACCAAGGAATGGTATTAAATCCTCCTGGCAATGCTTTTAAGAAAGCCTGTGAACATTTTTTCTTATCAAAATTCAAAGCAGAATCTTTTTCTAATATTGAGATAGATCCAATAGTAAATACACATCACTGTTATCAAGAAATAATAGATCTATTTCCCGATTGTGAATTTTACTTTATTGATGATGGTAACTATATAAAAACCACAGTAGAAGTATATATTGACAAACGATTGACAAACGAAACATTGTTAGATTGGTTGCACAGAACAAATTCATTTGATCAAATTAAAAAAATAAAAAATGTAACTGATGATCAAATAAAAACTATTATGTATAATGATTGGCGAAAATGTCTTAATGGATGGCAATCTTTAGGCTTAAAAAGAATTGATTTAGTGGAGATAGTGGATAGAGAAAAGTGTCGTAATCTAGTGGAATCTATGTTACAATCAGACATTAACTTAGAACAATTCAAATCAGTCCATGATTTATGGACCAGCAAAAATAAGAAATTAATAAACATATTATGATAAAAGAATATACCCCAGATTTACAAAAATTATTTTTAGAAATGATGCTCCAGGACGGTAGCAGTTATGTCCGTGTACAAAATATTTACAATCCCGATAATTTTGATAGAAGTCTTCGTGCAGTTGCAGAGTTTATTAAAACACACACAGACAGTCACAAAACTCTGCCCAGTTATGAACAGATAAAAGCCACAACAGGCGTAGAACTAAAACCAGTGCCCGAACTAAATGAGGGGCATTATGATTGGTTTATGCAGGAGTTTGAAGGATTTACTAAACGCCAGGAACTGGAACGTGCGATTTTAAAAGCCGCAGACATGTTGGAAAAAGGTGACTATGATCCTGTAGAAAAACTTATCAAAGACGCAGTACAAATCAGTTTGCAAAAAGACATGGGTACTGATTACTTTTATAATCCTGCAGAACGTATTAACAGATATTACAACAGTGGCGGACAAGTCAGTACTGGTTGGCCACAGATGGATAGACTATTGTATGGTGGATTTAGTCGAGGTGAACTAAACATATTTGCCGGTGGATCAGGATCAGGTAAATCTTTAGTTATGATGAATATAGCATTGAGTTGGCTACAACAGGGACTTAGTGGTGTTTATATAACATTGGAATTGAGTGAAGAACTAACCGGTTTAAGAACTGATGCTATGCTAACTGGTATGGGTACAAAAGACATACGCAAAGATGTGGATACAACTTCTATGAAGGTTGTTATGGTCAGTAAAAAAGCCGGCAAGTATAGGATCAAAGCATTACCGGCACAGAGCAACGTAAACGATATTCGCAGTTACTTAAAAGAAGTACAGATACAAACAGGTATTAAAGTTGACTTTGTCATGGTGGATTATTTGGACTTAGTTATGCCGGTGAGTGTTAAAGTTAATCCCAATGATCAGTTTATTAAAGACAAGTATGTTGCTGAGGAATTGCGTAACCTGGCCAAAGAATTAAACATATTATTAGTAACTGCAAGTCAGTTAAATCGTAGTGCAGTTGAAGAAGTAGAATTTGATCACAGTCATATTGCTGGCGGTATTAGTAAGATTAACACAGCTGATAACGTGTTTGGTATCTTTACAAGTCGTGCAATGCGTGAACGTGGGCGGTATCAAATACAATGTATGAAGTCTAGATCAAGTACTGGTGTAGGGCAAAAGATTGATTTGGAATACAATATTGAAACTATGCGTATCACTGATCCAGGCCTAGATACCGAATCGGGATTTGGTCCACCCAAGGCCAGTATCATGGAACAGATCAAAGACAATCCCCGACAGTTTATTAAACCCGAGGCCAAACCCGGACAGGGACTCGATATGCCTGCAATCAGTGCAGAAGTACAAAGCACTAAACTCAAAAGTATGCTTGCTGGATTAAAGAGTAAATCAGAATGAAAATTTTAATTTGCGGAGATAGTTATTGTGTAACAGATCCAAAATTTCCAGATCTACATTGGTCAGAAAAAATTTTGGACAATGATCCAAATTTTGAAGTACTAAATCTTGCCTATGGGGGATGTAGTAATGCAATGATCAATTTGCAGTTACTCCAAGGATTAAAATTAAATCCAGATTTTGTTATTATTTCTTTTACTACGGATGGTAGATACGAAATAGACAAAAATATTTCAGCGTTACCTAAAGAATTATCAGCACAGGAGTTATCAAACTATCATTATGCAAGATATACAACTAACAACTATCAAATTGATACTGACATTAAAAAAACAATTGAAAAATACAAACTAACTGCATCTTCGCAAAACTTTGAAAGACTTAAAAATTATTTTTATATTTCTTTTTGTTTAACAACACTAACAATAAAAAATATTCCTTTTTGTTTTAGTTTAGGAGGATTTGAGTTTAATCAGGATTATACCAATTTTATTAATTCAAATTATATAGAAAATTTTATTGTTAATTATTCTCAAAATCAATTGAGCACGAACTTGTGGTATCACGGACAAAAGACAAGCCCTTATTTTCACGTTGATGACGACAAAGTCCAAACATTGTTTGCAAATGAATGTCTGTATCGGATTCGTAAATGACCTGTATTGACGCTTATAAAAATCTAAATATTGTATCAAAAAATAATGCTATACAAATTTCTCCTTGTTGCATCAGTCCCACACAACAGGTAAGCCAAATTAATTTTTATAACAACAACTATCTAGTAGAGATTAGACAAGCGTGGGAACGCAACCAGTCGCCCGCGGCATGTGTGGCCTGTGACAAGGCCGGTGACTCTAGTAGACGTATAGGATCCAACAGTTGGTATCGAGATAATGGTTTGTTCAACCACCAAGTTGAACTAATTAGACTTGATTATTGGACCGGAGACACTTGCAATCTACGTTGCGTTATATGCGGACCTGACAATAGTAGTGCTTGGGCGAAAGAATTAGATCTCCCCTTACAACACCGACATCGATCGGTCAATACTATTTGGAAAACTTTAGATTTGAATAAGTTAAAGTATATACATTTCAATGGTGGTGAGCCGTTATTAAGTAAAGAACATGTTGAATTCTTAGATGCTATCCCGATAAAAAGTCAAGTTCATATCAATTATAACACAAATGGTACCGTCTTGCCGTCAAAAAACCTACTAGATTTGTGGGCTCAATTCAAATTAGTACAACTTGATTTTAGCATAGACGACATAGGGGAAAGGTTTGAATACCAACGATTTCCGGCATCGTGGGCTGAAGTGACTAAAAATTTGCAGTGGTATATAGATATGAGTCCGGTAAATTGCATGTTTGCCGTTAATACCACAGTGGGAATCTTAAATTACTCAAACTTATCCAATTTGAATTCTTGGCTCAAAAGCAATTTCAATGCCAACAGAGTAACTGACCCTATAGAACACAGAACCCAACCTGCAATGGGTTTGTTTGCTTTGAATTTCAGCAAAAAACTTACAAATGAAATGTCACAATTCCTGGACAAATTAGACATAAGGCGTAATACAAACTGGCGAAAGACATTCCCAGAACTTGCTAACTCCGTATAAATATAACATAGATTGGAGCAAATCTTGCAAAAGCGGACCCATAGCATATTAGAAGAATTAGCCACTATGAGCCCTCAGAGAGACAAAAAGAGTCTCATTGAGAGTCGTGCAACTAATGTCATCGCTAGTGCTATAAACCTACTAAACTATATACGAGAGAATTATGATGCTGAACAGGCAGCAGAATTAGAGCGCAGACTCTTGAATAGTATCCGTACACAAGATCCCAATAAATTTACCCGTGGGGTACGCAGATTGGATCAAAATGAAGATTAATGAAATTATAATGGAAGCACCCCCCCTAGTTTCAAAACTTGGTGGCTTGGCTAAAACCGGATTCTCAAAAGCCAAGAATTTGGTAGCACCCAGTGAGGGGCAAAAACAATTAAATAATGTCGCCAATGTTTTTATTGGTCGATGGAATAATTTAATATCACAAGACCCCAGCAACAACACACCGGAAAATCTACAACAATTTTTAAAACAAGCCACTCCCCGAGCTCCTGGTATAATATCAAAAGTTGCG